TGGCAAACCATCTCGGTTTCTAGTCATTCTCTCAACTAGAAGTGGCACAGTAAAGATAAGAGCGCCACCCTTTTTAAGAACCCTTCGGCACTCTTGCAAGCCCTTGATAGGGTCAGGAATATGCTCAAGGGTGTCTGAATGTAGAACAACGTCATAGCTCTCATCAGGGTATGGCATTGCTGTCATGTCAATCTGAGGATAAATAACCTCGTCATAGACTGAGAAAAACTCTTTGGGTGAGTAGGTGGCAAGGCTATTTATCTCTAGGGCTTTGAGGTTTGTATTACCGTTGAGATAGCGCATTAACGCCTTATGAATAGCAGCGCACCGAACCTTCACCCCACACTTGCCGCAATGACCACCTTGCTGAACATCAAGGTAGCTTCTTTGCTCTTTGGTCAACTCCCACTCGGAGTCGAGAGTATCCCAAATAACGCTATGTACATTGACTTCTGTGTGACCGCAAACGGGGCAACTCATGGAGTCTTGAGAAGCTGACCTTCAAAGGCGTATGTGCCGACATGGGCTAGGTCAACCCAAGGCGCTGCCCAAACTTTAAAGCCATGCTCTCTAGCTCTCTTACAGAAGTAGTAGTCCTCAGAGAGTAAGAGTCCTGATTCCTCTTCTATGCAAGTAGCAAAGAATTCGTTAATCTTTTCCCCGTTTTGTGGGTTCTGAATGTCCATAACATTGTTGAGGTATGTAGGTAGTTTCCCTACTAGACCCTCATAGACCTCGCGCTTGATGAGCATAAAGCCTGTGCCGCCATTCCATATCTCTAGAGGTTCACCAATTGGAACTGTGACTGTCTCCTCATAGTTCACAAGGTTCACAACAAAGTTTCCTGTATGGTTCTTTAACTGGTCATCAGGAACACCGGCAGCCATAGCATTGCGAACTGTCTGCCAGTTAATCTCTTTCTTAGGATAGATGCCGCAGATGATGTCCTTGTCGGCTTCAAGCATTGGCAATATCTGTTCAGGGATAAAGCGAATGTCTGAGTCAATGAAGAGCATATGAGTGCATTTAGACTTCAGGAAGGCGTTAGCCAAGAGGTTGCGTCCTCTTTGTATTAGAGACTCATTAAAGAGGAATGAGAAGGTTACGTCTATGCCGGTATTCATAGCTAGCTTTTGTAGCTGTAAGCAGCCTTGCGTAAAGAATCCAAAGCATTGACCACCATACATAGGTGTCGCTACAAAAATGTGTTTCTTCTCTGGCGGTATTTCTACTGTGCCAATAGATGGGATGTCAATTGTTTCCATGTTTTTCCTGTTGGGTTAATAAGTGGGGCTACCCGAAACGCTGCCCCGTCACGTTCCTAACTGTCCTCGTGGGACTCGACTTCGGGATGTCGGGGGGAAATTTCTTCTATGACTACATGAAGCAGACCGCCTTTGATTTGCTCTCCTCGAATCATCTCAATGTGGTCAACTTGGAAGTCGTTGTCAAACACTCCGGCGTGTTCTAGTGCATCTAAAACCGCTTTGATACGGTTGTCGATGTCTATTTTTCTTTTGTCTCTAGGACGCAGAATTAGTGTTAGTTTCAATTTTTTGTCCCCAAACTTAGGAATGTTGTTTTCAATTACAAAGACTTGGACAGCTTCTCTAAACTCCCTTCCCTTGGCGCTCATCACCATGTGACCGCGAAAGTTGCGGTAATAGGTGTTAACGCTTGGGGGAAACGGAAGAGAGAAGCTAGCCATCAAAATGGCACGTCACTATCTTTTGGATAAGACTTTGCCTGTACTTCTTTAGGGTACTGCTGCTGTTGTTTGTTCCAGTTAGGGTCATTGAGCTTGATGTTGTAGTAGACACCGTAGCCAGCATCGTTCTCCCATGCACCAAAGGTGATGGTTTCACCCTTGTACATAAACGTGCCTTTCCAGTCTGGTTCACTAGAACCCTGTTTTTTGTAAGAGTTCTTTGTCATACGCCCTTTCATTTCTAGGGGTGCGAACGGGGCTTTCTTTTGGTTTTCCATGATTTTCCTTTCAACGGTAGATATATCGGGCATACTCGCGCCCACCCTCTTTAACCATAGTTGTAAGGATTGGATGTCCTTGCTTCCTAAGATATTCGATATGGGCTGCAAGCCTGAATGAGCCATAGTGGTTAAGTGCGTCCATCGGTGTTAGTGAGCCAATATTCTGAAGATGCTTCAAAATATTTTCTCGTTGGCTTCCATGTCGGCTACGAACTGGGACGCTGCTGACTTTGGGTGTTGGTTTACTCCCACCTTGGCAAGCTCTCCGCGAATCTTGATTTTGTCAAAACTAGAGAACGAGTCAGTTACTTGCTTGTTTGCTTCTGCTAGAGCAGCAATCTTCTCTGTGCGCTGTTCATCAGTCAGTTTGGATGACTGCATCACTTTGCTTGCTAGTTCTGCATATCCTGCAATCCATCCTTCAGGCGTGTGAAAAGAGGAATAGATTTGACCATCAGGCAAGATAAGGGGGTAGTCACCACCGGTGTCTTCTATGACCTCTACGGGCTGTTTAACGTCTTCTACAACGCCCATGTGTTTCGGCATAGGGCTATCAAAGTCCATTACCTCTTCTGTGGCGTAGTGTCCCAAGATACAAGCAGGATAGATAGAACGCACAGCCCTAGAGATAACCCTAGCTCTGAGCATATCTTCAGGGTACTTAGACCAGCCACTACCGTCACGGTAGATACCGGCTTGCTTTGCCATTTCAATAGTCCACTCAACGGTAAGAGTACCGCCTTGTGGGTGCTTGAATGTCCCCTTGACTGCCTTGGGCGTGACTACATCCCATTGGACAGAGCCACCAGAGAGTTGGAAACGGGCTAGGATAGCCTGAGACTTCAGGGCTGGCTTGCCTTGAATGATGTCGTACTCTTGCACGACAGAGGCGGGGTGCTTGTTTTCTGCTTGGGCTACAAGCATTACAGCCATGACTTGCTCTTTAGTCTTAAAGCCATAAAAGCCTGACTTGACGATACTGTCAGCCATGACCGCCATGTCTTGAACGGCAACGATATTACTCATGTAAATTTCTCCAAAATAGTTAGGAATGTTTCTATGACTGTTGATGCAGCCATCACATATATTGCGACATCTTGCGTGGTCACAAGTCCCTCTCTTTCATCATTGCATCTGCCACCATGTAAGACCTTTGAGCAAACTCTTCAGGCGTAGCTTTGAGTGATGGTTCTGCAAGCATCCCTTGCAAAGCCTTGGCTGCAAAGTAATCTCTGAGCTTCATGCCTTTGTCGGCAGTACCCGTCTTAGGGTCGTGTCCACTAGGAAATGCGTTCATCTTTAGCTTTCCTTCCCGGCTTTGCTTTGGGAGTACCGTCAACCTTCAAGCCCCACCGAGCCTGTTCTAACTTGTCTATGCGTTGTAGAGCTTGAGCAAACAAGTCTTCAAGCATGACAACTTCTTGCTCTAGGCGTTCTAATCGTTTTGTTTTAAATAGCAACATGATTACCCCTTCACTAAGAATCTACGGCTACCGGCTACTTCCCGAATGTAGGACTTGTAGACATCAGGCATGGACTGCTCAAACAGTTTGGCATCGAACTTCATGCTGCCCTTGGACGATTTCCAAGTGGCTAGGACTCTGCCGTCTAGGGTTACCAATTCGCTGTTGACCCCCATAAATTTCTGTATTTCCACCTTGAGCTTCTCTTCCTCGTCTTCCCATTTCTTGAGCTGTTCCTTGGTGTAGTTCAAGGCTTGACACATCTGCTCTAGAGACTGAGGTGCGGTGATGCTTGTGGGTGCGGAGACAGAATAGATTAGTTTCGCTTGCTCGGTAGTCTCAGGTTCAGGGTACTGCTTAGACGCAACGTGTGACCAGTACCGCGCCATATCCTTGATGAGCTGCTCTTTCTGCCCTTCTTCAATGGTGAACTTAAACACTTCAAAGTTTTGTCCACCGAATAGAACAGCCAGCACAATGTCGTTGATATTGTGGCAAGCCGCTTCATGGATGAGTTGCGCCATATCAGCCGCAGGGATGATGTTGGCTTCACTATCGAACTTGTTTCGTACGCTAGCGTTGTAGTTTTTGACTTCCACAAGCGTTTGCCCGTCAGCCGAGATAAAGTCAAAGTGTGACTTGAGCCATGTTTCCTTTGGATGCGTGAGCGCATAGTCTGCTTCCTTCAATTCAATACCTAACTTGGCACTAGCAAGTTGTCCAATGACGGGCTGCATGACGTGACCCATTTGGACTGCTTCAACCTCTGACAAGTCGGGGCGTTCCTTTACACCTAGCTTCTCAAGGACTGCATCATTACCGCGCCCGTTGGCTGCCATACGGCTATCGCCTGACCACCAAGCAGAATTGCGTACTTCAGGTAAAAAATCGTTTCTATCATTCGC